TATCCTTGAACATGGACGTTAGGTCTTTGGGCATACCTGTCACGCTATTGCACATGAACAAGGCAGTAGACTTACCTGAGCCTGACTCCGGGTGGATAAGGTTAATGATTGCCCCCTCCAAGCCGGTGAACTTAAGCAACGGGGAGCCAAAGGCTGTGAGTGCGGCAAACGCATGAGGCTCTAACCCCTTGCGGCTGTACATGTTGAACGCTTCTTTCCACTTTTCAAACGTACCCTTGACGTGTATCTTATCGGCTACATCCTTAGTTGTAGATGATGGTGGGCTGTAAAACACACCGTCCTTAGTTATCTCTCGATCGCCGACAATAAACTTACTGTCGCCTTCTACCCATCCAAATTGAGTTCTCATTGTTTCCGCCTTTCTGACGTATTGCAGGTTCTTAACAAAGTACACAACGAACCGTGCCAAATTTTCATATTGCTTGATGTGGGCTACCACACCTTGCTGCGCTAATTGCTTCCGTAGTTCATCCTTGGTTGATATCGACATTGTGGATATGGTGAATTCCCTGATCCCATCGTGCGGCAAGTGCAGTCGGAACAAAGCAACCTCACCCATCTCAGGGTCACGCATCCGCTTGACTACGTACAGATCATGCTCGTACACCAATGCAGGCTCCGACTCTTCATCGTCGGCTTCGGGCCGTATATAAATGCCACCGTTCTTACCCCGGAAAAATGGAAAGGGATACTCAGGTATGCGTGATATTTCTTTGCTCTCCGTATCTTCAATAACGTATTCGTCACCGTCTACGTCGGCTTCTTCTATCTCTACGCCCAGCATGATTGGGGACTTAATCTTCCCGTGATGCTGACAGCCGTCACAACCTTGTGGGTTGAGCTTGGCAAACGTAGTGCAGTGGTGTGGCCCACCTTTCTTTCTAATATCACTAACCTTCTTATCTACTTCTGACGGGTCATATCCTTCGTGTTTGTTGGACAGCTTGTGTGCTGCTGCGTCCCCATCTATGCAAAAGGCTGCAATGGACAACGCCGAACGCCACAGTGGCTCGTCAATACTCTCCTGATTCTCGAAGCAATGGAGCAGTTGGGCGCACCCATCCTCGCCCTTTAGCATGATGGTTTTAAAACGCTTTACCTTATTACCCATCAACGCTTCCATCATTGGGCTGATGCTGCGCGGGATAAAGTCGGGCACCTCGTCTTTGGGTTCTGACGCGCCTAAGAGACTTTTGATCTCATCGTACGTCATGCGCTGGGTCACGTCATTAAGGACGGTCACCGGCTGCGGCTGCTCACTCTTGTAGTTGAATGTGCCGGGGATGCGCAGGACACGGGATGCCTCAAAGACTGAGGAGTCCACGATTAACCCTTGCTCGGCGCACAATTCACGGAGCCTGTCGGCTAACGGTTCCCACTCACGGCGGGAGATCGTTTTGTCTAGTAGCCAGTACGCATGTACACCGTATCCTGAGCTAACCAGTATTGGTCTCGGCAAGCCGACTGCAATACAAAACTTCTTGAACTCATCGAGTCCAATCTGCTGAGTCAAATAACCTTTAACGATGCCCTTCTCATCCGGTACACCCTTAGTGGGGCCGCAATCAATGTCCATCCACAGTGCGCGGAAGTACGTGGCATTGTCGTGAGTCCTATTGTTAAGCGGGCCAAACTTGGCGCATCCAAAATACGCATCAACCTTGTTAGCTACAAACTCCTCGGCTATCGCTTCAACTTCTTCTTTCGTATCTACAAATCGCTGATCGGGGTACCGACCCATTCCAAATACACAGTACCGCCCTTCCGTAGGCAGTACGGCGTCCAACAGATCAAATGTGGACATTGCTTATTTTTTCTTGAGTTCTTCAATGTACTCGGCTACGCTAGGAGCAAGGCGTGGGTGGGGGCGCGAGGCCCCCTGAAACCAGTTGTAGATTGTCATCCGACTAACGCCAAATGTTTCTGCCAATTGCTTTGCACTTATACCCGCAGGAATACATACACGACCCAAGGCTACGCCCAAGGACTTAGCGCTAGCCGATTTATTGGCCGCTACTAAGCTCAGGCTATAACCATAGCTCATGCGTTACTCCTCATCACTCCAAGCCTTCACCACGGAGTCAAGGTCTTTCTTGACGGTAGGCCTAGGCTCGGGCTTCTTTTCACGCTTGGTGGGCTCGTCAATGGGCGATTCCAACTTCGGTGCAGCGGCAGGTGCAGGTGCTTCCAGCTTAGGTGCTCGGCCTGATACGTCTGCTTGGTACGGAGTCATGACGACCATCTTCAGCACTTCGGGCTTCGTGGCTACTTTACTGGTCACATTGAACTGTGCTTTGTTGATGTAGCCAGTCGGCGTAAACAGCACGGACTGATTGTCGTTGTCTTCGTTGAAGCTGATCTGCGTAACCACGTAGTCCAAGCTCTTGCCGTTGTTGGACAGGTACTTGGAGTAGTTTTCAAACGTGTGCGTGTTATCGCCAACGCTATCACCAAACAAGGATTTGGAGGCCAAGTTCATTTGATAGACTTCACCTTCCAGCGATGTACCAAAGTCCTCTTCCAGCACCAGAGCGATGCGGCGTGAGTAACGGCAAGCCTTGGAGTTGCCTTGGCCTGAGCCTTTGATGTTCTTCTCGCAGTTATCACAGCGGTCTGCCTGCGGATTTGCAGAACCTGCATCGGGTGCACGTCCATCGTTAGAAAAGCAGTCGGGTGCAGTGGGCTCAGCATCAGGGCTCCATTGCTTTACATAGAAGATACGGCCAACATGGGGAGAAGCATTGACGATGATGGCGTTCAAGTTGCCCTTGATCTTGCCCATCTCTTCGCCGCCGACCGTCTTACGGAAGATTCCGTTCTTCGGCACAATGCGCTTAACACCAGTCTTACCGGCGAGTTGTTTTGTAAGCTCGCTAACACCTGCGGTTTGCAGGAAGTCGGGCAAGTCTTGGCTGATTACTGTTAAATTACTCATTTCATTTTTCCTTTGAACGTCTAACTACCACGGAATAAGAGTTCTCCACGTTGAGGCCAGCGGGGAAAAGATCGGGATTCTCTGCAAGAAAGTCCTTCATGTTGGTTTGATGAAGTCGTTTCTCCAACAGGCCAAATGCACCTTCCTTCTCAATGAAGTCGTACATTGAATCCCAATCATTCGTCCAGTACCGTGACTTTACCGAACGGATGATCGTGCCATGTGGGGTGCGTATGCTATCAGCATTCATCTCTTTGCATACGTCGAGCATCTGTGCTTCCAAAACTTCCATCTGCTCTTTAAGGTCGGCGTCGGCTTCCTCAAATTCACGTTTGTTTTCAGCGCGTTTATCCCGTATCTTGATGTAGATTGTGGTGAGCTTGCCCAAATCTATGGGGGCAGCTACCTCTTGAACTTCGTCCATCTAATTCTCCTAATGGGTTGTGATCGTGCGATGTGCACGAGCTGATTATAACACCGCTTTTTACAGTGTCAAGCGTCTTCCAAGATTATTTGTTTGTAAAGGTCGATGACCTTTTGGTGGTTGCCGATGTTGCCCCTGAGCATGGAGTACATGCGCGTCTCCACTGGGCTGCCGTTGATGTGCACGATCGTCATGTTGTTGACCTGACCGGGGCGGTCAATCCGTGCATTGGCTTGCAGGTAGGTTTCTACGCTGGTACATTGAGCGTACCAAATAATTGTGTTGGCCGCAGTTAGTGTTAACCCGTGGGACGCTGCCTTGGGCTGGATAATCAGCACCTTGGGGTCGGGGCTATCTTGGAACTGCTTAACTATGTCGGCGCGTTTGTTCACCGACACCGAGCCATTTATTACGTCACACGTAATGTTGCTCTTGGCCAAGTGCTTCTGAAGTAGCTCGATGGTGTGCGTGAACGGGACAAACACCAGCACCTTATGCGACGACTCCTCAATGACTTCCTGTACCACGTTCAGCCGGTTGCTCACGTCAAACTCAATGATCTCGCCGTTGTCCGAGTACACCGCACCGCCAGCAATTTGTAGCAGCTTGTTAATTTGTACCGCAGCATTCACGGCTGTGATCTCTTCGCCAGACGCCTCAATCAACATCTGCTTCTTCAGTATCCGGTAGTACTTTATCTGCTGTGGCGTCAGCGGAGCATCTCGGTCTACGAAAGTAACCGGCGGCAAATCAAGGCAGTCGGCTTTTTCAAACCGGATGGCAGGTTGCAACGCCTTGTGCACGATGTGCTGGGCAGTCGGCTTTGGTATCCAGCGGTACATACCCATCTTGAGCATCACGGAGTCGCGGAACATGCTGAAGAACTGCGGCACTCCAGTTGGATTTACCAGCTTTGCCAGCCCATACGCATCTGCGGGGGACTGTGCTGCCGGTGTGCCTGTGAGCATCCACAAGCCCTTAATAACTTTTGTTAGGTCGCGCAGGTCTTTCCACCGATCGGTCTGCGCATTCTTGTACGCTGAGGCTTCGTCCACCACGATCAGGTCAAACCCACCCGCCATGATTTCTTTCTTGACGATGCCGACACCATCGAAATTAATGATGACGAAATCTGCGCCCATGTTGATAAGCTGTTTGCGCTTTTGGGCAGCACCGTATGCCACCGTAACCGTACGATGGATAGCGAACTTAAACAAATCGTTCTGCCACGCCGACTTCATGATGGACAGGGGGCAGATCACCAGCACTCGGTTCACCAGCCCACGCTGCATCAAATAATCTACGGCCCAAATCACTGACGCTGTTTTACCTGTACCCTGCTCGTTAAAGCAAAACGCTTTACGGTTGGTAGTTAGGAACTCTGATGTTTGCTTCTGATGATCGAATGGGGTAAACCCCGGAGGCCGGGGCCACTCATACTCTGATAGGCTCATTTTTTTGGCTTGTTAATTTTGACCGTGTGGTCTGAGTTGCGTGTAAAAGAGCGGTTGGCACTCGGCGACTTTAGCTTCAAGTTACTGCGTGCGTTAGTACCACCTTTGGATAGCGGGACTGCATGGTCAATATCCTTACCCTTACGGTCGATACCTTCTTTGTCTATCTCAGTACGCGCACGTTGGCGCTCAAGGCGGGGCTTACCCTCACCTCGGGCAAGTTGTTGTTCGTATTCTTTCTTATACGGACGGGGTTTATTCACGTATGGCATAGTTACTCCAATGTAGCTTTTAACTTCAAAGCGTGTACCAAATCGGCTAAGCCGGTTTTAATGTTCCCACTTTCCCACTCACCAATAATTTTTATGCGTACGGTATGCACGTCTTCTAACTTATAAACATTTTCGTCTTTTGGGTTATCTCCTGTTAGCAGTGTGACTTCCATAAGCTGCGCAAAACCTGACGGGGTTTCAAACTCAAGTATTGTTTCTTCGCTGTTGCCATTGCCGACTTCATCTACTGTGGCACGTACTGCGCCGTAGTAAGAGTTATATTCATTTGGGTCATATTCTGTTGAATCAAATTTCACGGCTAACTCCTTTTTCAATCATGTGAGTGTTGAGCTCTTTGCTGTCAAAGCCAAAGTCTTCGGGGGTGGATTCCCACAGTGGCTTGCGGTGTTCTCCGTCAACGACACGCAGCATCTTGCCGACGTTAATGCTGACTTCCATCATCATTGCTTCTTTGTGTTTGCGCAGTTCGTCTTGGATGATCTTACCCACCATGTTAACTACGACTCGCTCTGCGATCTCATGCACTCGGCGCTTGAGCTCGCCTTCAAGGATAAGGGCGGTATCAATTTCTTCGTTGGTCATCTTATTCATCTCTAACTCCTGTTGTATTCGCAATCTTTCACTGCGCAGAACTTACACAGTGGGCCTTGAACAGGGTTCCACACCCCATTTTCCTTCGCTGCGTCGATTCGTGCAACATCCTCGGCGGGCTTTTGCATGTACTTGGGCAGCATTTCAACGTAGTGGTCGGCGCGGACAAACTCCTTACTCACCGTAAAAAGTAGAGCGGACTTCACTTTCTGAAGAGTCGGGAACTTGGCGAACAGGCCACAAGCTACAAGATCGAGTTGCTTCACGTCCGCATATCTCGCACTCTTGCTTGTCTTGTAGTCCACTGAGTAGGCCATCGTTTGGGTCGGATTGATAACCACCAAGTCGGCTATTCCATGCCACCACACATTCGGTGCATCGAAATCGCAGCTTTCCAAGTTCTTTGTCAACCCAAGCTTTACTTCGCATAACTTGTCTCCGGGGATAGCTTTCAGTACATCTAGGGTAGCTTGCATATAAGCAAACTGCGGTGGGATTGGCACGTCGTCGCGGATGTA